ACTACTGAAGTCATTTTATCGGATTGGCCTAACATCAGCTCCATTAGTTTAGTATTTGTTAGACCTCGCAAGGATTTTGAGAAAAGAATTCCTTGCTTCTGCAGATATGAATTTGGTAATTGTAAAAAGTACCACCGCATGATAGTTTTTGTTTTATTGACCGATTCAGGAATAGAAGGCCTGATCGGGATGTTTGAACTGTCAAACCTATAGTGTATGTTTGAAGGGACCATTTTTTTAAAACTGTATTTACGGTGTAGTCGCTTATCTCCGATACCAAATATTGAATAGAAGTAAGCTTCACGGTCTATATTTTTAGAAACATTTGTCAAGTAAGCTAGCCAGTACTGTTGAGCACTGGTTTCCATCACTCCGCCGCCCCCCAGACACATTGGGGTCTGCACCCACTTGTAGAATTCATCTTCTCTAAACCAGATGTCTTTCCCCATTCGTTCAATGGTGCTAAGGATGACACTATTGTCAGTACGGAACGGGAGAATCCGCGATATATACGTCCACCAACTGTGAGATATCTCCGACTGCACCGACCTTTGGTACTGGTCCAACCAAGGACTAGCGTAGTATATTGACTTTAACGCTAAGGCCGGGTACCCAATGACACCCATAGGTGTCGCAACCTTCCTTAAGAATTCACCTATCCGCCCAGATATACTCTTGTCCACATTTGCGGGAATACCGAATGTTCGGTATTCAGCTACACACCGGTTCACATCCAGATCATCGATGTCACTGAACAATATGATATCATCTCCCAACACTAAATGCTGACAGAAATATCGTGTTCGCTCCTTGATCCACATTGCTGCCAGATGGGAAACGGTTGATCCCAATAATGACGTGAGTCGCCAACCACTAAGCAGTCCGTGTTCCCATTTCCATTTGGCTGGACCGAAGTACAGCACTGCCTTATCAAGATGTTCCAACTCCATATCTACAACCTTGCGGGTTTCTTCGTCGAATCCCAGTCGGCGTATGAACTCTATCACAAACCACTTAGGCACATTGTGGTCAAACCGGTCTCCATCAATCGAACAATATGAACCATACTGTTTATCTAGGTATGTTTGATATGCCATCTTTTGATATGCTGGACTCGGTATATCCCAATTCGTCATACGGTACAACAGGTACGACTGTCGGATATGTGACCCCATGGGGCTGCTAATTATCTCCCGCGTTTTAGCTGGTTCACGTTTCAGTGCCACAGTATACACACCCTCCGTACTGCACGCCGCCTTATACAACTCCTGACCATAACTATCAGAAGTTATATTTCCCAGTTTTGAAAATCCCCACGCCCATTTGGATCTCATCTTAGTTCCTCTAAACTCTACTGCCGGTGCTCCTCCACTAGTGGCCCATCTCATTACATCCTTAGAGTACTCTTCGAAGGATAGACTCAACGACTGGTGGAGTTTCCTCGTTGAAGCGAACACTGAATCCAACTTAGATAGAATCCATTCGCGTGGAAAAGTGTCTATGTCCCCTTTCACCCATGAGTCCATGTCCTGGTGTATCTGTTCAGTGGTGTAGGGGGACGGACCTCCGAGGGTATGCAAATGACAAAGCATCATGTTGCCGATATTTTCTGACACCTTTGGAAAAAAATAGTTGTGTACATGTTTCAAATTTTTTCGGACGAAGTCGTCCACATATGCCGGACCTATGTTTAATTTTTTGATTCTCTCGGATATTTTATAAATGATCCCTTGAAGACATCGTGCGATGTTGGTCTGCCCCATCTGACATATAGATTTGTAGTAGAAGTGTAAGGCCGAAGAAAAAGAGCCGAGTCCCAGTCGATGGTCTTCCTCCCTCGTCCGTGCCAGTCCACTCACATCGACGTTAGGTCGTAGATCCTTTATTGTAGGAAACACGCCGTCAAATGTGATCCTGTAGACTGGCCCGCACTTAGGAAACTGACCATTTACCAGGTACTCGGTCCTGTAGCTTAGGCTTGGGTTATGGTGGTTGTCACGGGCGTGACGGAATCCGTTATAGCCATGACCTCTTCCCGGGTGGGAGGAGGATCCGGGTTTTCTGTTGGTTGAGTGGGTGGTACCATAATTTTCTCCGCTAAAAAAGACTTTGCAGTAGGTGGATCGGGAAGACAGACTGGGGTTACGTGAGGTTCAGCTTGCAATTCATTCCGACTTAGTCCAAGCCCAGATGTTATAACCATTACTGTTTCTACCTCATAGCCTAGGACTCCTGGTGCAACTGCTCGAGCATATGTTGAGCTGGACAAACTTGCTGACTTATCCCACCCTAGGGTTGTTGGAATCCCTGGATCTACCAGCGCCGTGGACAGGAAGTAGTAATCATCCATCCACATACTCTCGTCGTACGGTTTGTCCTCGAATGCATCAAACACACGGACCTTGGGCCAAGATGTTTTGTTGTCGTTAACCATCAAGAAGAGTCG